CTTTCAGTCTCCTTACGCAATAATGTCTTTTGTCAACGATACTGAGAGCGATGTTGCCTTACCAGCGATGTTTTGGAAGCTGGCTAAGGTTGTTGGGTACTCCATGATTGGGGGTGCCGTTGCAGGCGTGATCAATGTCGTGGTCAAGCGCCGTGCCGGAGTTCGAGAACGCTCCGAAATGTTAGTTGTTACTAAGTTCGATTATGACGTGCGGGACGTTTGTGCTGTCCTGGCCACATCTTCTATGTTTCTTTTTCCTGTCAATAGGAATGAGGCTCAAATCGGACTTGTCGCGTCTTTTGTAGTTTTTACCGCTTTCAAGGTTGCCTTTCGTAAGTATGATGGTGACCGCGTGAACTACTTAAAGTCGCGAATTATATCATGGGGCAAAATGGAGCCCCTCATACCAGCGAATCTAATACGTGCTGCATTTCATGATTCGTGTGTGCCAAAGCTCAAGCCCAAGGAGCATCATAACCATCCGATCGCCGCGGCCGATAGAGCCGGGGCAAATTCTTTTATGGATCGCGTGGCTATGGCTCTGGGCCTTGATGTTTTCTCCTATCAGCGTGCGCGCTCCGACGAGCTCAAGGGCCGTCCTGGTAGCCGCGCTTATTTCTGGACCAAGGATATTACGGTCGCGCCTTCGGCTTTTGTTTTGCCCAAGCGACCCCTGGTCTGCCTTACTGATGTTGATCAGTACGTTGAGATGCCGGAGTTTCTGGTGTCCAATCCTCATCCTACGTTGTTGTACACGTTTCAGCCTTCCTCAGTGGCGAATATTACGCCAAATTACAGTTATCACTTTACTGAGGATAACAAGGTGAACTACACCGTTAATGGGGGTTGTCCCTATGTGCACCATGTGTGGAACTACGGCCAGGATCACGTCCTCGTGACCCGTAGTTTTGCCGGGTTTACCTATGCCGCCGTCGCCTATCTTATTGATAGGCGGTCAACAAGCGTGGATCATGAATTGATCATGTTGACACCAATTGGACGATGGCGCGGACTGTTTGCACATTGCTATATGCAATGGGTATCAGGACGCGGCCTTTCCCGTTTGGAGGTGGTTGAAGGTGATTTCTGTCGACTGATGTTCCGTGGAGAGGCTGGTGTTACAATCTCCACTGGAATGCCCGGCCGACAAGTTGTTGCAGACATACCTGCTAGTGTTGATGACACCATTGGCCTCGTCGCTCGCCACAGCAAGTTTGACTTGACGATGGCCCAGGTTATGTCCTTTGTGAATGGTGACCGACCAACTGCTGCTGTGCTGTTGGCCTACCATCGACTGAAGCAGGCCGTCAAGCCTGCTTTGATGTGTCCCGTTAACGATGGTGTTCGGACTTATATGTTCGACCCCGTTAACTATGACCCTGAGGCCAAGGCTAGCATGGTTGCATTCATGCAGCCCTTGGTTCATGGCGCGTTTGCGCCAGCGCAGTGCTTGACTAACGACAAGCAATGCGTTGAGGGCCGCATCAACAAGGTGCGGACGCGAGTTTTGCCGTTGACATCTAAAATGTCTCGGCTTATGGTTGAGTTTGCTTGTTTGCTAATTCCCGACTCGCAGGTCCACAAGTTGGATCCTGTTGACCATGATGTGGTCCAGGAGCGCCAACACCGACCCGCCCAACGGGTCATCCTTGAACAGTCGCAGGTACTTTTTCCTGATCGCCGTGTCGACGGATTCCCTAAGAAAGAACCTTATGTCAACATTAAGGACCCCAGAATGATAAGTGTCATTAATGGTGTTGATAAGAGGGAGTACAGTCGATACATGTATGCCTTTGCTGAGGTCTTTAAGGCCCAAAATTGGTATGCATTCGGCAAGTCACCTATTGCTATTGCGCAACGAGTTACTGAGTGTTGTTCAAACGCTCGCTCTGTTGCAAAGAGTGATTTCGAACGTTTTGATGGCCATGGATCCAATATTATGCGCGAACTTGAACGTATTGTTATTCTACGCGCTTTCCGGGTCTGTTACCATGAGGAGCTTATCGCGCTCCTCCGTTCCCAGTATAACATGACTGGTCGCACTACTTTTGGTGCCGCTTTCGAGCAGTTGTTTGCACGCGCCTCTGGTTCGCCTGAGACGTCGTTGTTCAACTCGCTCGTCAATGCCTTTGTTGCATATTGCGGGCACCGGTGGACGACCGTTAACGGGGCTGTTTGCAGTCCCGAACAAGCCTGGGCCCGGTTGGGCATTTATGGGGGCGACGACGGGCTCACGCCCGACATCGACCCTGAGGCTTATGTGGCGGCTGCTACCGCCATTGGACAAATCATTAAGGTTGAACCGGTTCAGCGTGGTGAGGCAGGCGTTGCCTTCTTATCACGTCTTTACTCTCCTGAGGTCTGGTTCAACGATCTCAATAGCATGATAGACGTGCCCCGCCAATTGGCAAAGTTTCATGTGACGGTGAACCTCGGAAGGGGTGTCACACCCATCATGAAGCTATTAGAAAAGGTTCGGTGTTTTATGCTTAGTGATGAGCATACGCCAATCTTGGGCGAGTTCTGTTGTGCTGTCGATGCACTGTATGGTGGAGACATACCTGTGAACGCTTCTGTCCGCAGTCTTCAAAGATGGGGCTCTGATTACGAAAAGGAGCTCCAATACCCCAACGTTGTTGGGGATTGGGGCATGGACCTGATTGAGAAGGCCATGCCTGACTTTGATGCCAAAGCGTTTCACAAGTGGTTAAATAAGTTGAATAAACTTGAAGATTGTCTTACTCCACCACTGTTCATGGACATACCTGCTGCCAAGTCAGAGGTACCCGTTGTAATTGAGGGTGATGTCGTTAACCCTGTACCGGTTAACAAGAAGGTACTAGTCAAAGAGGAGTTCAAAGACCTCAAGGCTAGAAAATGCGCCGCTGGAAAGTGGAAACCCAAGAAATGGGTTGATGGAAAACACGTGCCCGACCCCGATCGGACACTTGATGCCTCGGAGTTTGTTATACCCGAGGAGTTCCATCGCATAAAGCGTTGGGCCATGAAGTATCCTGGCCAAGCTAAACCTAACCTCAAGTTCAAGGTCAAATACAAACCCAAAGACCCAGTTGGCCCACACAAGGCCATCATGATTGGTCGTGGTGTGACCTTCGTACCACAACAATAGTACTTGGTGGTTAAGTCCGGACATACTTGGGTGTCCGGTCTTGCGTTAAAATTTTTCTTAACACGTTAAACTTTAACACATTACCATTAGGCTTAAAAACTTTACATGTCCAATCGCAAACAAAATGTTCCTACTAAGGCCCAGCGCGCTGCTCAGTCCAAAAGGGACAAATCGCGCCAGGCTAACCACACGAACAAACCTACACCCGGTGGCCCTCGTCGCCGAACTCGTAGATCTCGTGGTGGTGGGGGCGGCTTTAATGCTACCCGCGTTGGCCGCTCCATTGGCGGTTATTTTGGCAAGCGGGGCGCTGAGATCGGCGCTTCCGCTGGCAACCTGTTTCGTACCATTACTGGATTTGGGGATTACAAGGTTAACTCCAATACTCTCGCCACAACTGTTGACGCGCTGCCTGCTTTCGGCAATGTTAACCGTGGCACGAGAATATCACATCGAGAGTTCCTATTCGACGTTGTTACCTCGCCTACTCCTGGCGCATATAATGTCGAGAAGGTCCCTATCCAGCCCGGTTTGTTGGAGTCATTTCCTTGGCTCTCTGCTACTGCTGAAAATTACCAGCAGTACGAATTGCACGGTGTTGTTTATGAGTTCAAATCTAACTCATATGACGCGTTGGCTTCGACCAACACGGCATCTGGCACCGTTGTGATGGCGACGAACTATAATGTCCTGGAACCTGACTTCAATAACAAATTCACTATGGAGCAGACGCAGTTCACTTGTTCGTCCAAACCGTCCCGTGATCTTATGCACCCCATCGAATGTGCACGATCTGATTCATCGACTGTGTTGCGGTACACCCGTCCTGGGCCCGTGACCGCCGGTGATCTTCGTCTCTACGACTGGGGCAATTTCTACATTGCTACTGTTGGCATGCAGGGATCTTCTACGAACATCGGTGAGTTGTGGGTCACTTATGACCTAACATTGCTTAAACCTAAGCTCAACTCTACTGTTGATGTTTATGATCATTGGGTCATCGATCCTACTTCGTCCCAGGCCGGAGGCCCCGCCTATCTTGGCGATGTTGGCACCGACCTCTTAACGTCAGATTCTGACCTTGGGACATCCCTTCGCGCCTCTGCTGGCACCAACCTCGACACTGTCGTGTTTCCTCCAGGTTACACGGGCAAGGTCATGCTGTTGTACCAGTATTATGTACCATCTCTTGTCAATAATACTTTAGCGGCGCCATACATGTTCACCATCACCGGTGGCATTACTGGCATTTCCGCTTTTAGCTCGGGCTCTGACATTAGTCAGGGCGCGGGCCGTTCTTCTGGCAACATGGTATACAGTGGCTATGGTGGAACCACCCTTACTTGGTTCTTGAATGTGGTGAATGGCGGGACTATTCAGTTCCGCGGCGGGACAAATGGTGCTGGGGCGTACTCAGCTGATTTGTTCTTGTTTGCCCTTCCTTCTAATTTCTTTACGTCTGGGCTGTCGTCGTCAAGCTTGCTTGATGGCCGCCTGACTGATACGACTCCTCCTCGCGTCCGTGTCCCTACCGTTTCGATGGTGGCGCCCCCTGTTGGGCCGTTGACTTTGGACGAGAAGAGGAGAATTTCTCAGGGCGAGCCGCTAGGTTCACTAACAATGCCTAGCGCCTTGCCCTCTTCTGGGGAAATGAAGCGTCTCGAGCGAGACGTCGATCCCCTTCCTAAATCTGATCTAGTCGATGACGACGGCGATTATCTCATGACCACCGACGAGTGGCCATCGGAGCCAGTGCCTACCAACACTTCGACTCCTATCCTAATCCCTCCCCGTCTCACTAGACAATGCCGAGTGGGCTTTCCAGCTCACCCCAGGTTATGTTAAACGTTCTCTGTTACATACTTACACCGGTTCTAGAGTGATTCTTACGTGAAAGAACCTCCGTTTTATCAATGGGCATCGGAGCCAGTGCCTACCAACACTTCGACTCCTA